TATGTAAAAAGTGTAGGCCAAATTCTATAGTTGAAAATTACTGCCTTGTTTCAGATAAAAAAGAGGACTCTACAATCCAAGGTTTTTTTGACGACACAGGTTACGCAGAAAGCTTAATGGCCCAAGTTGCAGACCTTGATGAAAAGCATGACATAAACAAAGGTGCAAAAGCGATATCAGTACCTTGATGCACATTAAACTCTTTACTGCTAAAACACAACATTAATAAGATTGATCTTTTCGTTCTGGACGTTGAAGGGTACGAAAAGGAAGTTTTAGAAGGTTTTGACATAAGGAAATACAAGCCTTCGTTTATAGTGATAGAAGTTTTTGACACTTCAAAGTATAAGGATCATATCTTTGAATACTTTAACGAAGCTGGGTATAGCAACGAAGGGCTAATATCTCACCATGATTACTTATTTAAAATAAAATGAACAATATTATCATAGTCACAGGTGTTACAGGGCAAGATGGTAGCCACATGGTGGATTACCTATTAAAAAATACTGATTACAATATAGTTGGTACAGTCAGAAGGTTATCAGTATCAAATCATGATAATTTAAAACATATAGATTCAGATAGGTTTGAGAAGGTTTATTTTGATTTAAACGATAATGAATCAATACAAAACGTAATTCAAAAATATAAACCTAAATACTTTATTAACCTTGCTGCTCAAAGCTTTGTCGCAGCAAGTTGGGATATTCCAGTATCTACTTGGAACACTAACGCCACGGGGGTTCTGCATATTTTAGAAGCTATACGTAAGTATAGCCCTGAAACACGATTTTACAACGCTGGCACAAGTGAAGAATTTGGAGATGTTCAATATTCGCCACAAGACGAAAAACATCCGTTAAGACCAAGGTCTCCATATGGTGCAGCTAAAGCTGGGGCTAGACATCTAGTAAAGGTTTATAGAGATAGTTACGGAATCTATGCTGTACAGGGTTGGTTATTTAATCACGAAGGAACTCGCCGTGGAGAAGAGTTCGTGACTCGTAAAATTTCTAAGGGTGTAGCAAAAATACACCAAAGCTTAAATAAATCACAAATCGTCGAACCTATTACTTTAGGCAACCTTGAAGCAAAAAGAGATTGGAGCGATGCAGAGGATTTTGTGGACGGGATCTGGAGAATGTTAAACCAAGATAAATACCGTCAAGATTGGAAAGATAATAGCAGTATTCGTGATTACGTTATATCCTCTGGAGAAACTCACACTATTAGAGAATTTATAGAGGAATCTTTTAAATGTATCAATATGGATAATACCTGTATACACTGGGAAGGCAAAGGCACAGATGAAGTATTGTATTTTATGGATGATATCAGTTATACAACGGCGGTTGTCAAAACAAAACTGGTAACCATCAATAAAGATTTTTATAGGCCAGCCGAAGTTGAGTTATTGCTGGGCTCGCATGACAAAATTTTAAAAGAGTTAGGGTGGAGACCAAAAAACTCTTTTAAGGATCTTGTGAAAAAAATGGTGGACAATGACATTTTTTTACTTGAATCTTCCCCTTAGATGGTGTAATATACTTATCAGAGAAATTAAAGCAACCTTATCATTTTGATAAGGTTTTTTACTAACTTGAAACAGATATTCTCTCTCCCCTTCAGGGGTGTAATCTCTTTTACCTAAAATTATGATTTTCGACGAACAAATATCACGCAAACCTGATCACTATCCTTGGACTGAAGAGTTCAGGCGTTCTATGTGGGATGGCCACTGGACAGACAAAGAATTTTCATTTTCTTCTGATATTCAAGACTTTCACGTTAAACTTACGGATCAAGAGCAACAGATTATTATTAGAACTCTATCTGCGATTGGTCAAATTGAGGTTGCGGTTAAAACTTTTTGGGCTAAAATTGGAGATAATTTACCTCACCCATCTATTCGTGATCTGGGCTATGTCATGGCTAATATTGAAGTAATTCATAATGAAGCTTACGAGAGGTTATTAAAGCTTCTTGATTTAGAAGAGGTGTTTGAAGAAAACATGAAACTTGACTTTATCGAGGGTAGAGTTAAGTATTTAAGAAAATACACTCATAGATTTTACAAGGATTCAAAAAAACAATTTGTATATGCACTGATATTATTTACCTTGTTTGTTGAAAATACATCTTTGTTTAGCCAATTTTATGTGATAAACTGGTTCGGCAAGAAAAATTTATTAAAAGATACTAATCAGCAAACAAAATATACTGCTAGAGAAGAAGATATTCATGCTAAGATTGGCATTAAGCTTCTAAACACTATTAAAGAAGAGTACCCTGAGCTATTTGACGATGATTTAGAGCAGAAAATTTTACATGAAGCTAGGGAAGCATTCAAAGCTGAAGAAAAAATTATAGACTGGATAGTCAATGGTATTCAAAAAGATTTGCTTTCTGCTGACATTCTTAAAGAATTTGTTAAAAACAGAATTAATGAGTCTCTTGATCAAATAGGGTTTGAAAAAATCTTCGATATTAACGAAGAAACAATTTCACGTACAACTTGGTTCGATGAAGAGGTTTTAGGCAACATGATGACAGACTTTTTTGCCTCTCGCCCTACAGAATATTCAAAATCAAACAAAAGTTTTAGCGAAGCAGACTTATTCTAAAAATATGGACAAATTTTACTGGTTAAACGAGGACTCAAAAAGGTTTCTCAAGAGGGGCTACTTAAAAGATGGTCAAACAGCAGAAGAGCGAATTAAAGAAATATCAGACAATGCAGAAAAAATTTTAAAAATTAAAGGTTTTTCTGATAAATTTTACAGCTACATGAGTAAAGGTTTTTATTCTTTAGCTACGCCTGTGTGGACAAATTTTGGAAACCATAGAGGTTTACCTGTTTCATGTTTTAATTCTCATGTAGATGATACTATGGAGTCTATTTTGTATAAGGCTGCTGAAGTAGGTATGATGAGCAAAATGGGAGGAGGTACATCTGGCTATTTTGGAGACCTAAGGCATAGAGGTGCTCATATAAGTGTCGGAGGAGAGTCTAGCGGACCAGTTCATTTTTTAGAAATATTTGATAAAATTTCGGAAGTGGTTAGTCAAGGTAGTGCAAGGCGGGGCAGCTTTGCCGCTTATCTACCTATTGAACATCCTGATATAGAAGAGTTTTTGAAAATTAGAGGCAGCGGCCACCCTATACAGAACCTAAGTATAGCTGTAACGATAAAGAATGATTGGATGCAGTCGATGGTGGGGGGAGATTCTAAAAAAAGAGCTATTTGGGGTAAAGTTATACGTAAGCGTTTTGAAACAGGTTATCCTTATATTAGTTTTATCGACAATATAAATGATAATAACCCTAAAGTTTACAAAGATAAAGGGTTAGAAGTGAAGTCTCAGAATTTATGCAATGAGATAGCTTTGGCCTCTGATAGCAACAACTCTTTTGTTTGTGTTCTTTCGTCTGTCAATTTGGTTCATTGGGATGAAATTGAAAAAACTGATGCAATAGAGACTTTAACTTATTTTCTTGATGCTGTTAATGAAGAATTTGTCAACAAAACCAAAGACATTCCTTTTATGAAGCACCCTCATAATTTTGCTAAAAACCATAGGGCTTTAGGGTTGGGTGTTTTAGGTTGGCATTCTTTGCTTCAATCAAAGAGTGTTTCTTTTGAGTCGTTTGAGGCTAAAATGCTTAATAGTAAAATATTTGAAGTATTAAGAAAAAAATGCGACAAAGCCTCAGAAGAGTTGGCTGATTTATGTGGTGAAGCTCCAATTCTTAAGGGTTATGGTAGGCGAAACACTCACACAATTGCGATTGCTCCAACTACATCAAGCTCTTTTATTTTAGGGCAAGTTTCCCCATCGATAGAACCTCTTAACTCTAATTATTTCGTTAAAGATTTAGCAAAGGGCAAATTTACTTACAAAAACCCTTATTTAAAAGATTTATTACAATCAAAAAATAAAGATACAGCTGATGTTTGGAAATCTATTTTGGTTAAAGGGGGATCTGTACAACATTTAAAATTCTTATCCGAAGAAGAAAAAGATATTTTTAAAACTTTTGGCGAAATATCTCAAAAAGAAGTTGTTATACAGGCTTCCACTAGACAAAAACACATCGATCAGGGTCAGTCACTTAATGTAATGGTACCTTTAGAAGCTAGTCCTAAAGAAGTTAGCCAGCTCCTTATAGAAGGATGGGAACTAGGTATTAAAGGTTTTTATTATCAAAGAAGTGCTAATCCTGCACAAGAACTTTCAAGGAGTATATCTAAATGTTCTTCATGTGAAGGGTAAATACTTTTTTCATTTTGAGCTCTTTTCAGTGTATAATTATTTGTAATCATGGATAAAAAGCAAATAAACCTAGCAGAAAGATCTGGACCAAAAAGTTCAGCTCAAACCCCTGCAAAGCCAGAAGAAAAAAAGAAGGGCTCTAAAACGAATCCTCCCGGATCTGCTGGAACCAAACCTGACGCCAAAGAAAAAGCGCAAAAAAACTTGGAACGCAAGGATGATAAAAAGTTAGTTAGTGCAGCTATTACTTTTTCAGAAAGGGTAACTAAAGCTTTAAAAAATAAAGTTTCAGAGCATAACAAAAAATATTCTAAAAAAGTTTCACTTACTCAGCTTAAAAAGGTTTATCGTCGTGGTGCAGGAGCATTTTCTTCTTCTCATCGCCCCGGCAAATCTAGAGATCAATGGGCTATGGCTAGAGTGAATATGTTTTTAAAAATGATGCGTGGAGGCAAAGTAAAAGACGCTTACAAAAAAGCGGACCAAGACATTGCTAAAAGTAGTACAGATTTTTATAAAAACATTGATAAATTTGGAGACCCGTTGATGGATGTGCAAAGAGTTGGAGCATCTGTAGAATTTACAAAAGTAGAGCTTTATAATGCCGCAGAATACTTAAACAAATTTTAATATGAACATTAAAGTAAATTTAACCGACAGTATAGCAGCAGACAAAGAGAATAAAACTCTAAATAAACCTTTTAGAACACCTAAAGGTCCTAAAAAATTTGCTGTTTATGTGAAAAATGAAAAAGGCAATATTGTGATTGTGCGCTTTGGGGACCCTAATATGGAAATCAAACGCGACGACCCACAACGCCGTAAAAACTTTAGGTCAAGGCATAATTGCTCTGATCCGGGGCCTAAATGGAAGGCTCGATACTGGAGCTGTAAAATGTGGGAAGCAGGTAAATCAGTTACAGATTATATTAAGGGGTCATGGGACGGCAAAGAGTTATGGGACCGTCAGCAACTTTTATCAATAAACCCGAATTTATCATTAGCTAAAGAAGAAGATGACTGTGATTGCGGCGGAGGTTGTGGCTGCGATGTTAGTGAAGCTAGTGATTATGAGTTGGGTATGGCAAAAGCTCAACTTAATAAAGCCCAAGCTCAAATAATAGAACTGCTTAAAATGATGGAAGGCATGAAAGATGATGCTGAAATGGAAGCGTGGGTCCAATCAAAAATTACTAAGATTTCTGATTACGTGAACTCTATTCACGGTTATCTCATTTACTATAATGATACCGAAGAAGAAGGGGTCATCGAAAGCTCTAATAACAAAACGATAATTTAAAATGAAAGATCACAAACAAAATTTAGAAGTCTCATTTGCCGATTACGGCAAAGATGAAATGGAAATTAAAGGCGAATTCATGAGTTCTTGCGCTATGGATGATAAACTTTATGTCAACACAGCCGGATTAAGCAATAAAGACACTGCTTCTATGTGTGCTATGCAATATATGAAAATGCGCCCTGAAATACTTGAAACAGGAAAAGGGGGCCTTACAGAGAAACAAAAAAAACTTCCACCCGCTCTTCAAAAAGCTATTCTTAAAAGAATGGAAAAGAAAGGCGAGCTTGGGGAAGAAGGGCAAAAAGAAGCAGAAGGGCTTGAAGCGACCCAGATTGCAGTTTTCCCTGATAAAAAAATTCCTGTTGAAGAAGTAGGAACCCCTTATCAAGACATGAGGCCAATTAATAAAGATGGCTACAAAATAGATGAAGAATTAAAAGACAAAGCAAAAAAAGAAAAACTTAAAAACCCTGATTTACAATCTGTTTCCCCGCCTCAATCATAAGCCTATTGGTGTATAGGTAATACCAGCAATTCATCTTGCTACTAAAAGAGCCCAAAGGGGCTCTTTTTTTATTGACTTAATGGTTCGATGTGTTAATATTGTTTACATGCCTAAAGTAGCCTTCAGTAAAATTATCGAAAAACATATCGAAGTAACAAAGGCTAGAGGTTTTTGGTCAAAAGAAACCAAGCTCTTAAAAAAACTTATAGAGAAATATCCTAATTTAGAATTCTGGCAAAAAACTGAATTTAGACCTAAGTTAAAATCTTTCGCTCAACTTATGGCAGAACCTCTAGAGGAACATTTGAGAGTAAAGTATAGAGATTTTCATCGTGTTTCCCGTAAAGATGAAGATATAATAATTTACGATAAAAAATTCGGCAAAGATATAACCAGAAAAAATAAACCACAATCTATTAGAAGTTTTTTAAATGGCTAGAACTAAATCAAAAACATCAAATTCAACCCCTCTCACAGTGAACGATAAGCTTTCAAATTTTTTGAAAACTAATCAAGAGAATCATTATAATTTTGAAGAAGACATAGATTACAAAGTGTCTTACGGGAGCCTAGTTGTAGACTTCGAATTGCAAGGCGGTATTGGCCCCGGATTACATCGGTTTACAGGCATGAACGAAGGGGGTAAAACCTCTGCTGCATTAGAGGTGATGCGCAATTTTCTTAATACAGTGCCTAATTCTAGAGGCTTTTATATTAAAGCTGAAGGTAGGTTGTCCCAAAACATGAAAGATCGCTCAGGAGTAGAGTTCACAAATAAACCTGAAGAATGGCAAAATGGAAATTGTTTTGTATTTGAATGCAATGTTTACGAAACAGTTGTCGAGGCAATGCGCAATCTTGTTTATGATAACTCTGAAGATATTAGATATTTTTTCTTATTAGATAGTGTAGACGGTCTAATCACAAAGAATGACGCAGAAAAAAGTTTTGAAGAGTCTTCTAAAGTCGCTGGAGGGGCAGTTATTGCTGCAACATTTATGAAAAGAGTTAGTATAGCTCTTGCTAAACGAGGGCATATGGCGGTTTTCATTAGTCAAGTCCGTGCAGACATAAAATTAGACCCTTACAGTAAAGCTCCTATAAGGCAAACTACAGCTACGGGAGGTAATGCTTTATTGCATTTTGCTAATTATATCTTTGAATTTGAGCCTAGATTTAAAACTGATATGATCCTACAAAAGCCTTTAGAAAAATATGACCCTCAAAAAAACCCATACATAGGTCACTATGCAAAAATTACGGTAAAGAAAAGTCCAAATGAAAAAACTAATTCTGTAATTCGCTATCCTATTATTTATGGTCGTATTGGAGGAAAGAGTATCTGGAACGAGAAAGAAATATTAGATATGCTATATTTGTGGGGTCACGCTGAAAAGAAGGGGGCGTGGATATCTATCTCTACAGACTTAAGAAACGAAGCGCTAGAGCACAAAATTGAAATACCAGAAACAATACAAGGCGAAAATAAGTTTAATACTTTAGTGGAAGAAGATGAAAAAATCAAAAACTTTTTCATAAAATACTTCAGAGACTTAATTTTGTCTGAATGATATTTAAAACACTATTCGGGTCTACAAAAAAACTAAAGAAAGCATCTTCGTATAGGGTTGCTTGGGCTAAAGATAGTCGAAGCAAATTTCAAAAGAAAGTAAAAAATATACTTTATGCTTACTGGGAGAATCATATAGTATTTGAAGAATTCCCTATTGTAGGCACTCGCTTGACATTGGACTTCTACAATGCTACATTAAATATAGCTATTGAAGTTCAAGGGAGGCAACATACTGAATACGTTGAATTTTTCCATGGCAAAAGTAAGATGAACTACCTTAAGCAACTTAAGAGAGATCAAGATAAACTTAATTTTTGCGAAATCAATAATATTATGCTAATAGAAATCCACGATGAAGAAGATATGGATTATTTACGCCAAATGTTAGCTAAAGGAAAGTAATAGTGTAATATATATTATGGATCACACAGATAATAATAATGGGGTGCCAGAAGTCATAATGGATAAGCTTTATGAGTTTACTAATAATGGCCAATATGGAGGGTTTATTTTGGCTTACGTAGATAATAGCGGTAGCGTTTCGATAAACTGCAAAGTAGGATCTCAGGTGGTTGAATTAGGTTTAAGAAAATCTTTAGAAAAATTTCTTGATCAAATTGAGCTGAGCGAGACAACTATGCCCCAACAAGACCCGGACGAATTAGAGTAAGATGATATATAACTTAGAGCTTGAGCATCGATTGCTAGCTGGCTTATTAAAACACCCTGATCAATACGGGGCTATAGCCGATTTCATATCTGAAAAAGATTTTGCTTCTACCGAAGAAAACATTACAGGGACTGTATATATAGCTCTTAAATCTTTTTGCGAAAACAATAAAGGTGTAGACTTAATTGTTTTAAGTGAAAAAATTAAAAGTTTAGGAGTTTCTTTTGCTAACGGCATAGATATATCAAAATATTTACATTCTTTATCTATGCAAGCTATATCTGCCAATCAAGTTGTGCAGGTAGCCCAAGCTCTCAAAAAAGTTAGCGTAAGAAGAGAGATTTACTTAGCTTCAAAGAATACAGCTGAGCAAATGAAAAAGATGCATGAAGATTGCTCTTTTAACGAAATTGTTGAGGTTGCTGATAAATCTTTTAATGACAAAGTAAACATTTTTGATTTATCAGAAGATAGTTTTAGTAATATTTGCGGAGATGAAATGAGGGAATACATTGAGTTTTTAGGTGAAAATCCTAAAGATGAAATGGGATTAATGGGGCCTCACCAAATGATTAATGATTTATACGGTTCACTTTTAAGGCCGGGAAATATTACAGTTATTGTCGCTAGATCAGGAGTAGGGAAAACAACTTTCTGTTTGGATTATTGTGTTAAGGTAGCATTGCAACACAAAGTACCTGTACTTCATTTTGATAATGGTGAAATGAGTAGAAATGAATTAATGATCCGTCAATGTTCAGCTGTTTCTGGTGTTAGCCCTCATCTACTTGAAACAGGAAAATGGAGACAGGCGGGAGATGAAATAGTTAAAAAAGTTAGAGATGGTTTTGATAAGGTTAAAAATCTCAAATTTCATTATCACGGTGTAGGAGGTTATTCTTTAGAAAGAATGATTAATGTTCTTAAAAGATTTTATTATAAAGAAGTGGGTAGAGGTAACCCGATGATATTTTCTTTTGATTATATTAAACCAACAGAAGAAACAAATAAAGCGGAATGGCAAACAATAGGAAAAATGGTTGACACATTCAAAAGAACGATTCAGAGAGAAATTGTTTTTGAGGGTGAACCAATTATTCCTATGATAACCAGCATACAAAGCAATAGGTCAGGTATCGTTACTAACCGTCAATCTAGAGATGTTAATGATGATGAAGGTATTGTTAG